TTATGGTAATCGTGGATAAATACCCGGCCCGATAGGCAGCCCCACCAGATACCAGCCCACCAGCAACAGTAGCCAGACGGCCAGGAATATTAACGGATAAGGCAAGACCAGCGAGTAGTAGGTTCCCAGTTTAGCCTCGGGCCGGTAGCGCTGTAAGAAGCCGAGAAACAGCGGCACAAACGGCGATACCGGCGCCAGCGGCAGCACCGATGAATCGGCGATACGGAACAGAATCTGCGCAAATGCCGGGTGAAAGCCCAGAAGCATAAACATCGGCACGAAAATCGGCGCCAGAATCGACCAGATTGCCGAGCCGCTGGCGATAAACATGCACAAAAAGGCGGATAGCAGCGCGAGGCCGACAAACGCCGGTACGCCGTTCATTCCCGCGCTCTCCAGCAGATCCGTCAAGCCGACGGCCATAAATTTCCCCATGTTGCTCCAGTTAAACACGAAAGAAATAAATAATTAAATCAATAATATATGTGATATCGGGGTTCTATTGGGGTCCCGTGTGATGCAAAAATAAAACCGAATGCTACATAATAAGCAGCATTCGGAATAGTGATCACAGTGCAACTAATCACCGCTTTTCATCTGTTCGAGAAGGTCGCGGCCTTTCTTCAGCTGTGCATCGATGTGATTCGCAAGGTCCTGAATATGGATCATGCGCGGCGACTTCTGGCTCTCTGATGCGCGGAATGTCGGAATGGGCAGCCGGCCTAACGCGGCGTGCTTTTCTGCGGTAGCTGCTTTCATTCCAAAGTATTTTTCACACACTTGACCAAGAGGAACTGTAGCAGACCCGTACTCGGCCATTAATAAAAACATCGTATTCATCTTCACCTCACACCACTTCCAGGCCACGACAGTGGCACCACGCCTCATACATACGCTTAACCACTTCCCGGCAGTAGTAGCCGTGGCCGTCTCGCGTCAGGTCATAGCGACCGCCGTAACGCGGTCGCATCCAGATCTCAAATTCACGATTCATGTCAAAGACTCCGAAACATCCAGGATATGGCAAACGCAACACCGACGATGCAAAATGCTGTAGGCCAGTCCATCACTTCGTCTCCCCAATAATCTCAACTCCAACTGAAACCAGCGCGGCCGCACATGCCTCGCGCATACTTCCGGCGCCTGCGGCAAACCCCTGATACCATTCAGCGTCAGAGCCGAGCTTCGGCAGCTCCGGCAGCTTAATCTGCACGGCTGTTTTTGCCGGCGCACCAAAGCCCAGCTTCTCCCGGATTTCAGCGATAGCGGCATCGTGTTCTGCGCGGGCCTCTGGGCCCATAGCATCCAGCTCAGCGTAACGTTCGGCACGGTTCTTTAGTGCTCGCAGAACCAGGTGAGTGCCAACGCCTTTGCCGAACCGGAAGCCGGGTTCAAGAATGACCGGGCAAGGGAGGGTTTCAGGGTATTCCGACACGGCCGGCGCTGACCGGAAAGGCTTCCTGTCTCGCACCCAGATAACCAGATCCTGAATGTATTTGTCCTGAGTGGCCGCTAACATCTCATCTGATTCCGGCGCGGCTATGCCTGCATTACTTAGAGCCAGACGCAGACCTAAAGGCAACGCCGCCTGCTGCGCTTTCTCCAGCGCTTCTTCTGCCGCGTTTGCCCTGTCACGCTCACGAACAAACATGTTGTGCGGTCTGTCTATGGCTTCCCGGCGCGCTTCGGATGTCTTCTCTGACTTCTCCAGCGCCTCTACCAGCGCGAGGAGATTATTTGGGTTGTCTGAGTAGTCGAGATAGTCCTTTGTCTCTGCGACACATTCAGACAGCGTAATTTTACCTTGAAGGTAAAGATCATTGGCCTGCCTGGCTTTGTGCGCCGCAGCCTTCCAGTTCTGAGTCAGTTCGGTGATATTACTCATTGCTTAGCCTCCTGAATCAGATGGTTGTAGGCCCGAAGTGCGTGTTTCGTATGGCCGCTTAGCACGGTTTTCATGATGAAAAATCCGCTGCTATTACTGGTCATTTCGGGAGTCAGGAGCAGGGCGACATCGATCGCCCGATTGTGCCGGCGGAACTCAAACACCGTGCTGGTGATTACAATATTTGCCACTGCGCCATAGTCCTGATATTCGATTTTCATGCCAGAGCCCTCGCCAGTAATCGGGCAATGCCGAAGAAACAGCAGACACCCGCGGTAAACCCCAGCCCCGAAAGGCTGGAGAAAAACAGCGTAAACATCGCCAGTTCAGATACCTTTTTCATCCCAGACGATCCTCTACTACTTTGAAAGCGTCATCGCGACAGGGCATCACGACAAATTCCGGATTGCCGAAGTTGGTGTTAATAACCGGGTCAAACTGAATTCGTACTGCGCCATACTCAGTAGATGGGCGCAGTTGAACTGGCAAAAACTTTCGCTCGCGACCGAACATCTTTTCCGGGTAACTCAGGTAGTCGGCCTGAATCACCGGGCTAACAGTAAGGTCCAGAACTTTCGGGATGACACGATCCAAATCAGGGAATCGACCATCCAGTAGCTTTATGCCGGAAATAGACAGACGGCGCTGGAACTGGTCGCGATGAATAGCGATCGGCTCCTTGTTGAAGACCAGCTCTGTTGTTTCCGCTTTGGCTGGTACATTACCTTCGAACTGGACAATGATATTTTTCTTTGTCCGGATGCCGTGCTCCATGCGCAACGCTACATGTCCGTTGGTACCCTCGATATATTTCGGGGTGATATGCACCCCGCACAGGTAGTAGCGGGCATCGTTTTTAGCAACGCACACCAGAGCGGCGCGGATCAGCTTTGATGGAATGATCATGCTTTACCCTCCCACCCGATAGCCTGAAATAGTCCCATCTTCGGGTGATACCAGCGGGTGCCACGGGGCTCCGCCTCGGACATCATCTGGCGGAATGCTTTCATGAAAGGTTCAAGCTCCACGATAGCCCGGCGGGACAGAAGGCCGTCAGGTGTCATGAATTCGTGCGTATCGGTTGGGATACGGTAAGCGTTAACCAGGTTTCGGCACTTCGCATCGGTCATGCCGCTTTTGGCGACCACCTGGCGGTAACCAACGTACCCGGCCCGCATGGTCCCACGCTTAATGTTCTCGACCGCTTCCGCTACGGTTTCCACCTGTTCTTCGACCTGGTAGAGGCGGCGCTCCTGCTCAACATTCAGCAGGGCCATTTCGGCGATCAGCTCTGCCTGTGATTTTGGGCGGGAGCGCTCTTCCTCCAGCTCTTTCCAGCGGTCCACCAAGCGGGCGGTAAACTCAGGGCTAAGCTGGGCGACGACGATGATGCTGTCGCGCTTACCTTCTTCACTTTCAAAAACGTAAACTGCTGTAGGACGCCCGGCGGTAGGCTTTTCCTCAATTTGAGGAGAAGTGATTACACCGCGCACAATCAGCATCTCAATGGTGCGCTTCACGTTGTCGTGACGCTTCTCTACCAGCTCGGCGATTTCCAGACTGGTCATGGATGGTTTGCTGGTGATCAAGTTATTCATCATCATTCCCTCAGTGCATAACCGGCATGTCTGGCATGCCTTCGGTGTGGATTTGCTCGATAAAGCCGTCGTGCAGCATGTTGAAGCCCTCCCGGCCCATAGCTGACAGCCTGAACCCGCATTCGTCGTCACAGACAACCATGTCCTGATACATGCGCAGCGCCAGCGGCAACCCTTCTTCTCTCCCGTATTTCTCAATGGCGCCAGCCTCAATATGGTTAGCGAGTGAAAATCGTTCCGGCCCTGGGTAGACGCTGATTGCGCCATGCTCCCCGGAGTAGATAACGGCCGTATCAACGCCGCCTTCGTCGTTCGGAATGTCGACAGTCCCGTTCTTCTCCCGCTCTTCGGTAATGAATACCGCGGCGAGCAACCAGCGCCAGACGATGATTTGCTGCTCGATAGTGAGCGAGAGCCAGTCGCTTTCCACCGCTTCCATGATGCAGGCCAGAATATTCATGCCGTCGGCGAGACGTTTGTCATAGCGTCCGTTATCCAGCTCTCGAATAGCGGCGGAGTAGCCAATAATCCTGTTTCCAGATATCCGGATGCCGGTTGACGTTGGTTCCGGGTTAAATGCTGTGTGATCCATTGCGTACCTCTGCTGGTTTGCTGGCCCTGAGTTCTTCACGCTCTTTCACGTAGCGGTCGTGCATGGCATCCCACTTTTCGCACCATTTCTGCATTTCACGCTTGCGGGCGAGGATGCGACGCAGACGGCGAACGGTGCGCTGGTGGGCGCGGTGATATTCGTCGGTAGTTTCGCCACGGTGCCACATTTCGTTTCCTTCGTGCTCCACAAGGTAATCAGGGTGGCGCTGTTTAAACCCGGACAGAGCGAAGGCGTGCGACGTCAGAAAGTGAGCCAGCCAGCTAATGGCGGTACTGCGGCTAAAGCAGCGCTTCATGCGGCCGTGACAAATAGCGGCGTAAAGGTCGCCAACTGGCGTGTGGTGCTTCTGTAATGCCAGGTCAATGGCGCTGGCGGTGCGGTTGTCGATCATCTGTCTTTCTCCCGGTTATACGTTTCATGGCTCATTACTTCCCAGTTCCGGCCATCGTCTTTCGATAACAGCCGCCAGCGTGGGTTAACCTTCAGGCTGAGATATCCGGTGCGGTGCATACGTCGCGCATATATCCGTTTCCGCCGGTATCGCAGCAGGACCTGCAGCGCCTGCAGGTGTACGCGTTCAGGAATTCGTATTGCTGTCAGTGACACGGCACTCCTCCACTCTGGGGGCCTGAATCCGATAGCCCGCTTTCTCTGCCATCCAGAAAAAGGTGTCCATCGTCGCGATAAGTTCGTTATCGCGAACTTTGCGGGTATCTATTACCTTGCCGTTTTCAATCGTCATAACGACCTGCACTTTTTCGTGTGTAATAGGGGGGGGTAATTTAGCCATTAGTTAATTTCTCCGCTTTTAATGACTGTTCGGCCAGTGTTGCAATGAGTGCATTCATGAAATCCACTCCGTCGGGCGTTAATTTATTAACTCCCATGCAATTCGAATAATGTTCAGAAATTAAATTTTCTGCCTGCTCGCGTTTATGGGTGTCATAAATCATTGCTTCAAACAACTTGATTAATGCTTTTGTTAAAATGTCCCCATCAAGCTCTACAGGTAATTTCGTGCCGTCTTCCAGTTTGACTATCTGGAAATAACTTCCAGTTCTACGCATCATTGAATCCAGTTTTGCCCGAACGAGGTGACGGCGACGAGTTTCAATCAGGTTTGTTTTCACGGCGCTTTTCCTCAGCCTCTATCCAGATGGAAATATTTGATGCGATATTTAGCGCCAACCCCAGCAATGCTTCGGTCTGAGGAGGGTTCATTCTTTTAAAACAAAGATGCATCAAATCTAAGAGTTCATTCGGGTTATTAGCCTCAGTTACAACTTCTTCAATACTTGTGCTGGTTGCAGGGTTCCACATAATTACCTCCCGTAAGCTTTGCGAAGATAAAGGCCCGCAATCACTTCCTGTCCGCATGATGCATAAAGCAGGGCAGCTTTATATGCATTTCGGTCGACGATGAATGTCATATTTAGCGACCTTTTCTAATATTGTTCACTGTGGAACCAGTCATAACGCAAAGCTCATTGAGCAGACTGGTAAAGCGACCGGCGACATGCTTATCTGTTCTGGCTATCGCAGCAAAGAGCAATGTATTGAACTCATCCCTGAGTTGATTGGCGTACGCATCTGCGTGCTGTGCTGTCCTGAGTGCTCCATTTGCTTCAATGAGTACAGGGAAATCAGTACGCATTGTTATTTCAAGGTTGTCTTTTTTACGGGATGCAATATTCATTATGCTTTCCTCAAAGTGAGTGAGGCCTCAGCAATTAAGCCGTTTTATCAATTCTGGTTTTTAAGTTAATTTCGGTAGATTGTCTTTTATTTTATGGTGATGAAATGGATGTGGCTTTTAATATCAGATCTCTGATCTCTGGATAAATATAGAGAATATCCTTCGCCTCATCACATGCTTCATCGTAGGATTTAAAAAAATCGACTAAGATAAAATGATTTCCATGACGTTCATAAATCGCAAATTCAATCTCACCAATAAAGTTCGTACAGAACTCATAATTTGTATTTATTTGATGACTATTCTCCTCATGCATATACAGCCACTTAGCGCCATGTTTTTTTAATTTTTCGTGTATATCGAAAGCATTATCACCCGCTGCGTTAATCATCTCATTAGCTCCATTGTTTGCCGATGAACTGAATATAACCGCTAGTTATTTTTATTGCAACACCGCAGGTTATATTAATTTATAATTAGCGGTTATGTTCATGATATGTTTGATGTTATTTTTTTTGTGGTGGGAGGGGGCGGCATTGTTTGGTCAAAAAAAAGCCCGGAAAATCCGGGCTGGTTAGTTAGATATAGTTTAGATAAGCATCATTTTTGTCTGTACAGCCACGCCAATGATCCTACAGTTTCCGTTAACTGGAACCAGTGGCCATGCAGGGTTTAGCCCTTTCAAATAGCGTTGACCACCATCGATAACTAACTTTTTGAAGGTCGCTTCGTTTGAATCTTCAAGCTTGGCAATCACAAGGCTACCGTTCACTGCCTCACGCCCCGTATCAAACAGGACGTATGTGCCTTCAGGAATGCTGAGCCCGAGCGGGGCAGTCATTGAATCACCTTCAACGTACAACCAGAACCCATTTCCCTGAATGTGGGCGTCAGATTCAAGCCAGTGGTCTATGTCTTTCAGAGAATAGGCCTCCACGGCCTCGCACCAGGCGCCGGCCTGAACGCTGCTTAAAACTGGGTACCTACGCCCGGGTTGATAGGCTCCTGCATAGGTAACGTTGGATTTGGTTAACTGATGAGCCTCGTCAGCCAGAGTGGAACTAAATTCCTCGACCTTAACATCAAGAACTTCGGCAAACTCTACAGCCCGTTTTAAATTCAGTGCGTTTTTACCCGCAAAAATTTGAGCAACGGCACTTTGACTTATACCAAGACGATCAGCCAAAACCTCTTGGGATAGGCCAAGCTCTTTTTTCTTACGGTCATAGATAGCCTTAAGTCTTTGTGCATCAAGCAATTGTTCTTCAGTTAATGGCTTTTTTTTCATCAGTAATTCTCCTCTCCCCACAAAATTATCACCGCAGGGAATATTAATCAATAACCTGCGGTGTTGCAATAAAAATAACTAGCGGTTATATTGATTGCAGGAGGGGTTTATGAAAAAACTCACATTAAAAGAATTTGCGGATCAAGAAGGCCAAGTAAAGGCTGCCAGCAAGCTCGGGATTAGACAAAGCGCAATAAGTAAGGCTTTGAGGCTAAAGAGAAATATTTTTGTGCTTGTTCACCCAGATGGGACGACTGAAGCCGAGGAAGTTAAGCCATTCCCAACAAAGAAGAACGAATTTCCGATTCAAGAGGTGTGACATGTCACCCGAAGACTTCATTCGCAAGCACATTACTGCGGCGTTGATGGCCGAAGGCTTCTCTGAGAGTGCCGCAGGGGGGGGGGGCTGAGCACGGCGTCGATTATTACCGGAGAAGCTCACAGGCGAGCAGGAAAGGGGCGATTTTCGATGATTGCCTCTACCGAGCTCGTCAGTGGGCTCTCGGGCAGACAACCACCGCAGAACGGAAAGCAGCAAAGAAAAAGCCGGGGCGAGCTGGTGGAGTTCATCCCGGCCTGTTCTGACTTCTGCTATGCACATCAAATCTACCTGGCGGGGTAAATTCATGAAAAACCATACCAGAACTTTCGATTACAAATCAAGCGCTGGCAGGTCTGTCGGCGCTACCAGACGGAGATCTGACAAATGAGTATGGATCTCATGGTTCAGGCAATGAAAATCAGGGTTGGTAACCCCTTGCGTAAACTCGTCCTGCTGAAGCTGGCGGATAATGCCAGTGATCTGGGTGAGTGCTGGCCGAGCTACCAACATATTGCTGATCAATGCGAAATCAGTAAGCGGTCAGTGATGAATCACATTGAGGCGCTTTGCGAAGGAGGATTGATTAAAAAAGAGCTTCGCACAGGGCCTAAAGGTAATTCCAGCAACGTTTATCAACTTAATTTACGTAGTGCAGGAGATTCACCAGGGGGTAGTGCAAATCATTCACTACCTGGTGCAGCAGATTCACTAGGTAGTGCAGGAGATTCACCAGGGGGTAGTGCAGGAGCTGCACCCAGAATCAGTCACTCTTTTGAACCAGTCATTGAATCAGTCAATGAACCTATAAAACATACTGGCGCATCGGCTGACGCCTCTGCACCGGCTCGTTCTGCAAAACAGGATTATTCCCCTGAATTCGAAACAGCCTGGCAGGACTACCCCAAGCGAGCAGGTGGCAATTCCAAGGCGGCAGCCTGGAAAGCCTGGAAAGCCCTCCTGAAAGACGGGGTTAACCCTGAAGCGATGCTGGCAGGCGTTAAGCGCTATGCGACCTACGCCCGTGCAACCGGCAGTGTCGGTACACAGTACGTCAAGCAGGCCGCTACGTTCTTCGGGCCCGATCGTCACTTCGAAGAATCCTGGCAGGCGCCATCCGCTCCCGGAGGTGGGCACAACAGCACTATTGCCCGCCTGTCTGGACTGGGGCGCATGTCCGACGATTTTGGCGAGTCTGGTGAGAACCTGAATTTTTGAGTGAGGTGGGTATGTTGAATTTGAATCAGCTCAAAGAGCGTGAAGACCTGAGAGCGCAACAGGAAAAACTCGGCGATGAACTGACTTTCGCTGAAGAGCATAAACTTCCATGGGGCTTCGAGGGCTGGAACTCGAATCACACCTGCACGATATCCTGTGCGGAGCATGGAGACTACGAACAGTTCACGCTGGTGGGCAAAGATTTTCGCGGAGCGGAGACTTTCAAACACTCCCGCTGTCCGGCCTGCATCCGGGCGGAGCAGACCAGTGTTAAATCCAGCCTGCGTAAACTTCACGTGGCCAGCCTGCTGAACGACGCGGGTATTACTCGCCGCTTTGGTGACTGCGAGTTTGAAAATTATCTGGAACTCAACCCTGAAGCCTCCCGCAATCTCGCAGCCTGCAGGCGCTACGCCAACAACTGGCCTGACGTTCTGGGCGCCGGGAAAAGTCTGGTGCTGACAGGCAGCTGCGGCACGGGAAAAAATCATCTGGCGGTCTCTCTGGCGAAAAACATCATCCGCAACCATCTCGCCACCGTGGAACTGACCGATGTGATGCGTCTGACTCGTGCCGTGAAAAGCACCTGGCGCCACAATGCTGACACAACCGAAGAGAGCGTACTGGATCACTACGCTTCGCTGGATCTGCTGATTATCGACGAGGTAGGCGTGCAGTTCGGAAGCCCGGCAGAGATGACCATCCTGCACGAAGTGATTAACGCCCGCTATGAAAGCGTTCTGCCAACCATCCTGATCAGCAATCTGCCACCTGAGCAGCTGAAAGAGTTTATCAGCGACCGTATTTTTGATCGTGTGACTGACGGTGGGCGCAACTACCTGGTATTCAACTGGGCAAGTTTTCGTGGGAATAACGGGGGCATGCATGACACCAGTCTGGCGTAACGACGAACTTGAAGAGGCGGTCATCGGCGCATTGTTTTTGCGCGGAGATGATCCTGAGGTGCTGGATGTTCTCTCCCGACTGCCTGCAAGCACCTTCTCAGTTCGTCAGTATCGGGAAATTTACACTGGCATCTGCCGACAGGCCCGCGGTGGCGGAGTAATTGATCCGTTACTGCTTTGCGAGTCGTTGCCGGCACTCCAGACCACAATTCTGGCAGCCACCCGTGTCAGTTGGGCGAAATCCGCGTTGTTATCTTACGTTGATGTGCTGCGGCGCAATGCTGGTGTACGTGATGCCGAAGCAGCACTGGAAAAAGTGCTGGAGCAAATCAGGAGTGCCAGAAACGGAGAATCAGCCCTGGCCGCTCTTGAAGCTGCGAAGCTGACTGTATCGGCGATCGACATTTCAGCAGATACCGTCCAGCCCGTTCACATCTCCGAACTGCTCACCGCAGTGGCGGACGAAGTTGAATCGCGGAGCCAGGGGAAAGAAGAGACCAGGTGCCTACTCACTGGCATTGAGGAGCTTGATGCTATGACCGGCGGCATTGAATCGACAGATCTGGTGTTTATCGCCGCGCGGCCATCCATGGGCAAAACCGAGCTTGCACTGGATATCATCGACAAGGTTTCCGCTCAGGGCCATGGCGTGCTGTTTTTCAGTATGGAGATGTCGGACACGCAGATCACCAAGCGCATGGTCTCCGCTGCAGGCGGGATGTCGATGTCTCGCCTGAAAGCCGTGGATAAATTCGAGGACGAAGACTGGGCGCGATTTTTTAACGGCATGGAGCGAATGTCCACCTGCAATATCTGGATCACCGACGCCACCGGCCTGACTATCGACCAGATACAGCAAACCGCCACGCGCTACCAGATAGCGCATCCGGAAATCGCGCTGGTGGTCATCGACTACCTGGCGCTTATCAAAATTCAGAGTGCTGCGCGGTACGATCTGGCCGTTGGCGAAGTATCCAAGGGGCTTAAAAACCTGGCTAAATCCAATAAAACCCCCGTCCTTGCGCTGAGCCAGCTGTCGCGTGGTGTCGAATCCAGACCAAATAAGCGGCCAATGAACTCCGATATGAAAAACTCGGGGGAAATTGAGGCTGATGCTGACTTGATCCTGATGTTGTACCGAGATGAGGTTTATAACCCAGAATCGCCAGCAAAGGGTATTGCCGAAATCAACGTGACAAAACAGCGTAATGGAGAGCTGGGGACCATCTATCGTCGATTCTACAACGGTCATTTCCTGCCAATTGATCAGGAGGAAGCTCGCCAACGCTCAACGCCGCAACCAAAGGCACATCAACGCCGTTACACGAAAGGGAGCCGGGCTGGCCATGAAGATTTTTAACATTACACCAATGGGCAAGCCCAGGATGACCCGGGCAGACAAATGGAAACAGCGGGAAGTGGTCATGCGCTACCGGGCATTCTGCGATGAGGTCCGTCTGAAGAACGTTGCTATGCCGGAGCAGGGCGGACACATAACCTTCGTGGTTCCCATGCCAAAGAGCTGGAGCCAGAAGAAGCGAGTAACGATGAACGGACAGGCACACCAGCAGAAACCAGACGCCGATAACATGATCAAAGCGCTGATGGATGCTCTGTTTACTGATGACGCACATATCTGGGACTTTCGTGTAACAAAAGTCTGGGGTGAATCCGGACAAATTTTAATTTCTGATATCGGAGAAGTGGCCGCATGAAACTGGAAGCATCGTTAAAGCATTTCAGCCCGCAGGGGATGCATATCAGCGACGACGTGAAAAGCACATCACCGAATCGCCTGAACGGAACAGACGTCATGACCGGGATCGGGGTGACCAGCAGTCGGGCGCGGTTCGGTCTGGCGGCATTCTTCGGTAAGGCTGGCATCAGTAAAACCGATGAGCAGCTGACAGTTCAGGCGCTGGCGCGACATGCCATTGATACAGCCCCTAAAAACGTGCGAAAGGCAGCGGGTAAGGCTCTGGGGCGCTGCTGCCTGATTCTGGCGCAATTTGCCTTTGCAGAGTATTCCCGCTCAGCTGAAACAACCGGGATCTGCACGGCATGCGAGGGGGCCGGTTTAACCAAATCAGTTGAGGAGGTTGTTAAGCACCCCGGAATATACAAAAGCGACGGCGAGGAAATTGTCGCCCCGATTATCAGGCAGGAGATAGTATTACGGCAGTGCGTTGTATGCGGTGGGAAGGGGGCCATTAACGCCCGCTGCCGCTGCGGTGGCTCTGGACAGGTTCTGGATCGAAAAGAGACCAAAGAGCAGGGGGTGCCGGTTTATAAAACCTGTGAGCGCTGTTCGGGAAATGGTTTTTCAACGATGCCGTCTACGGCTGCGTACAAAGCGATTCTGACGCTCATTCCAGACCTGCACGTCAGAACATGGACCCGTAACTGGAAACCCTTCTGTGATGCGCTGGTGGACGTATGCTGGAAGGAAGAGCGCCATGCTGATAAGGAATTTCAAAAAGCGACCGATTTTTAAAACAATGGCGACAATATTTTGCTTTTTCGGTGCATAAGACTTGATTTTGTCCGAAGTTGTCGTGTATGCTTCTAATCATGGATACGTACATCCAAATGAAACTGACTATCAACCCTGCCACTCGGCGGGGTTTTTGCTTTTCTGGGGGAAGCTATGAAAATCTGCGCATGCCACTTTCACCCGAAAGGCTTTTTCCTGACATGTGACCATCAAGCTGACTTTTGGGTGCTTTTAAGTCCGTTGGTAGGCTGGGGGCGTTTCTCAATGATCCGCCCCGACGAGGAGTTCACAAAGTCTGGAGGAATTTTTCAATTGACTGAATTACGGCCTGCGGATGCAGAACCGCCGGAGTCAGTAATTGAAGCGTCAAATGTTTTATGGCGTCTGCCGGAAGCTCACGAAGTTTTGAAATCAGTCCCTTCCGCTGCTCTTCAGGAATGTTTGCAACGCGGATTATGTCTTCCAGGGCAATGATCGTGCTGTCGTGCAGCTTAACAGTTTGCACATTCAGAATAGCGCCTAGTCCGCCATCGTCGCGGATGAAATCAATACCACGGTGAGTGATGGCGGGCCTATTGACCAGGACGTAGCCTTCTGAGCTTGGTTTTAAACCACTCACTATCAACTGGTGCTGGTGGAGGTAAAGTAAATTTGCCATGAAACTATCAGTGTCAGGGTACAGATTGGTGATTTCATCGACCTGCTCGTTAGTTAGTTCATTTGGGTATACAGCATAAAGAAGTTGCAGCGTTTCCCGTTGAATGCTTCTGTCGAATTTATCCATTTGAATTATCAGCCCGAGGTATTTGCAATGAAGAATGCAAAAATGCTGGCGTTAATTACCGCAGATACCAGCAGGATTGAAAGTAAGATTTCAGCGTTACTTGAAGTGCTTCCCGAGCATGTCACGGACGAGGTTCTCGGCGTACTTTCTCGACTGGCTAACGAGATCATTCTTGTGAATGGTTCGGTCACAGTTGCTACAGACGGCTCCTTCAATGTCGTCCATGCTATGGATTTCGACACCACTGCGTACGACGAGGTCATGTCCGCAGCCAGGGCATTTAAATTTAATCTTGCTCATGAGTGAGTTTCCTTATCGGTATTGTGGTCTTCGCAAATCAACAATATCAGACAGGGAAATATGCCGCCAGTCAGCGGCAACCATTCACAAGCTTCGCGTTTGCGTAGCCTTTTTCAGCTGAATCACGAATGGTTACTTTGCTCACCGAAAATAATACCAATTCGCTTTGTAACATTGCTCTGAATCTGTCGCGTGATTTCTTCTTTGCTGATAAGTGCTTTACAGCCTGGACAGTACGTATTTTTAATTTTATCAATTGTTTCTTCGTGCAGAATGTCGCTAAAAGTCAGCGTCTGTCCGCAACTGGGGCATTTGAACTTAACTCTATCCATAGGTGTATATCCCTTCAAATTTTGTGACTTATATTCTTGCACAATATCACAAGGAGTAATACGTCGCTAATCAGCGGCAACTGAAGACGTGCAAATGATCGTGAATCAGAGGACCGCACCCGGGAAGTGCGTGTTGAAAATACGATAACATTGGTGCTAGATTTTAGGTGTGGTGAATCCCCCTATGCGGAGGGGCATTGCCAGTCTGATATGTTTTTTTGCGCATTGCGAGTCGTCTGTGGACTGGCGGCGACTTACCGGGAGGCACCCGGCACCACACTCCATGTTTTTCTTGTTTTACGTACTATACTTTTTGTGTGGTTGCATCGTTTCGCTAAATCCTGAAATAACGTGCATAAGACGTTGTGGCAGAGCTGGCGGTGTAACCTCCACTGAACAAACTACCATTTTGCCCACTTCGACGAGTGGGCTTTTTTTTACTCAGACATATAAAGGCCGCGCATTTGTTCGGCCTTTTCTATTTGTGCCGCCAGAACGTCACTCACTCTGTGTGTTGTCGTAAATCCATCTGGCGGCCATTCATACAGGCCCACTGTCTGACGGGCTCATAACCCAATCCGGGCAGGTTAAAGAGCGTGGGATTCCTAACCCCGCAATCGCTAACAGGGCCGCCTATTCCTTTCAATCAGCGCCATCCGTAACCACGGAGGTGAGGCTATGACAAAAATGAGCACCATTTACAGCAGACTCTCATACGGCACCGGGACCGCACTGACGGGCTGCGGTGTCTCAGCAAAGGCTTATGCCGACGTGGCAAAAACAGAGGTATGGATTTTGGCCGACAAAGTGGCGGGTATGAGCCTGAGTGACTGGGCGATCGTTGTCGGTATAGCGTGCACTGTTATTACCTGTGGCGTGAACTGGTATTACCGGCGTAAAGAGCGGGAGGACCGGCTGAATGGCTATGTCACCAAAACTGAGGAATAGCGTTATTGCTGCCGTAGGCGGTGGGGCTATAGCCATTGCGTCAGCACTCATCACTGGGCCGACCGGTAACGATGGTCTGGAGGGTGTGAGATACAACCCTTATCAGGACGTGGTTGGTGTCTGGACTGTCTGCTATGGCCACACCGGTAAAGATATCATGCTCGGCAAGAAGTACACCGAGGCTGAATGCCGTGCGCTGCTCAATAAAGACCTGAACACCATCGCCCGCCAGATTAACCCGTACATCCAGAAGCCGATCCCCGAGACGATGCGAGGTGCGCTGTACTCGTTCGCGTATAACGTTGGCGCCAGTAATTTCCAGACCTCTACGCTGCTGCGCAAAATCAACCAGGGCGACCAGAAAGGCGCATGCGACCAACTGCGCCGCTGGACGTATGCCGGCGGTAAAGAGTGGAATGGCCTGGTAACGCGTCGCGAGATTGAGCGCGAGGTGTGTTTGTGGGGGCAAAAATGAAAATAAAATTTGAGCGTTCGGTTGCGCATTTCTCCAAAGACCTGAAACCCAATCATGGGCCTCGAAAATGGCCTTGGTGGCGTTTAGTATCGTTCAGCCTGGTTCCCATCGCTGTTTATAGTCCGTCATATGGTTTGCGTCTGTGGGTTTACACCCGGTGGGGTGCAGGCTACGTGGGTATTTATATTGACAGGCGCGCAACTCAATGAGCCGCTTAACCGCCATTATCAGCGCAGTGGTTATCCTGGTGCTTTCCTGCGTTTTCTCATGGCGTTCTGGCTGGAATTCTCACGCTGACCATATCAACGCCCTGGCGGCGAAGAAAAAAGAGAAAGCCGAAAAGGTTATCCAGCCAGTAGAGCAAAAGGCCGCTGCTGCTACAGAAGAGGGCAAGGTCATCTACCGAACCATAACCCGCGACGTGGTGAAATATGTCCAGTCTCCGAATCGTACTGTGTGCAAGTTTGACGATGATGCTGTGCAGCTGCGCCAGCGAGCTATCGACGCTGCCAACGCCATCCCCGGATTTGATGAGCCCGCCTTGCAAGGCAAGTGACGCCGGCAAGGACAGCGACGAAGACCTGCAGGCTGATATCGAAACCGCTCAGTGTCTGCGCCAACTGCGGTTAGATAAATATCGCTGGCAGGCGTATTACCGGGCTGTGAGCCAGTAGCAGGGCCATATTGCCGTTCCTGCATGGCGAGGACGGCGTGATAAAAAACCCCGAAGAGGATATCCCAAAGTAAACGGGGCGCTGAATGGACAGCTAATGACTAAACAATACATCATGTATCTAAATATGTTTAATCATTTCACAACCCGGACCATATTGCGGAAGTATGAACCTGTATTTTGGCGTCAGTCTGCTATCGGCGCTGGGCCAATGCAATCGGGATAAGGCTGATATCAGGCAGGCGGAAACAAAACGCCAGTAGGGCATTACAGAGCCACCTTGCGAGATGGCTCGATAATGCTCCCGTACATCTCACCGATAGAAGATATGCCCCTTCATCATTGTGTTAATCTTAATCACCACATGAAAACTTGGGGGCATTATGGAATGGATTAACGCTGGTGAGCGAGTTCCTCGACCATTTGAAATGGTTATTCTCGATACTGACAAAGGAATTGCTGTTGGCTGTTTCGATGGTTTTGGGGAACCTAATCAAGCAATCTTCGGTTTTACTGGCGTTGTAGCACACTCGCGATTTGAAGTGTTGCGATGGATGCCATTGCCTACAAAGTGACGCTTATCGCCATCGCAAAGGCCACCTTCGGGTGGCTTTTTTAATGGCTTAACTAATGGTGGGTAAACATGGCAACTCTGAAGGATCTTTCCCGCCAGTTAACGCAGTTGCAGAAACAAATACCCTTCGCCACGGCGCAGGCAATGACAACAGTCGTGCGAGAAATTGCCGCAGCGCAAAAAGTCGCACTGGGGCGAAAGCTGGAATCGCCGACGCCGTTTACGGTTAATGCTGTGGGCTCATCGGGGGCCAGAAAGAACAACCTCCGCGCGAAAGTTTATGTGCGTGATATCGCTGCTGAGTATCTGGATCCCTTCGAGTTTGGCGGCGAGCATAAGCTGAACAGCCAGGCACTGCTCAACCCGAAGAACATCAAGCTGAACAAATACGGAAACATGCCGCGCAATAAGCTTTCGCAGATGAAAGCGAAGCCGAATGTGTTCGTCGGTGAGGTGAATGGCGTCAACGCTGTCTGGCAACGCCGGAAGCCGAAGAAGGCGAAGAAGAAACGGGCAAAACGTTCAGCGAACGGTACGCGAAGACCGAAGCCGAAACAACGCTCCCCTAAGCTGCTGGTCAGGTTTGGTGATGCGTTGCCCGTAACGCCAGTACTGGGATACATGGACCGCTCAAAGGCGATGGCGGAAGCGTTGATGCCGGCGGCTCTTAGTAAAGCGGTTGCTGAGGCTATCAGGACAGCTAAGTAAGGGGCAGTGATGCCCCATGCTGATATGTGCGTTACAGAGAGATCTCACAGGCTTTGATGAAACTATTTGTCGCAGCAGTAGAACCAGATGCATTGCCAGAGAACGAGGATTGATTACCGCCGTCTTGAGTCTGTACGCCAACTAAAATCTTAGACTTGGCGTTCTGTAACTGCTTAAGCACTGCAGTTATTTTCTCTGCGTCATCAGCTCCCACCTCAATGGCTTGGGCATTTCTGCGTGATAGAGACGCTTCAAGCTTATTGGCTGGGTTTCCATCAATTTTGATGATCAAATCCATTGCGACAGTAGGGACAGAATCAGATGATTTGTCAGTTTCAACGTATGCAACAGATAATTTATTTTTGGTGCAGTCAAAAATCAGACCAGAGTTTGACGATGATAAATCACCGATCATCAAAGCTTTTTTCCCACCGGTAAACAGGTCGTCATCTACTTTGGTGAGCCATTGAGCGTGTGCAACAAAAGAAGTAAGTAAAACAGCAGCCAACGCCGCGTTAATCAAACGAGTTTTTTTCATCATTATCCCCTTGCATTAATCGTGACAATGATAGGGTGTGATTCATCGTGATGCCATGTAAAAAAATGTTTTCAAATACCACCCTACAAAAAATGGGTCCTTCCTGAGACATTTGTAAGGCACGGGCATTGCGCGCCGCGGTGTTTTTGTAGCTACAACTTTTTATTTTGTGTCCCATGTCCCACCTCAAGGGATCGCCAGCCACGCCAGAGCCAGCACGGATTATTCCATTTATTCCAGTGGGACATTCGTGTGGGACATTGCGAAAATGTCCCAGGTAAATGTCCCACCCCAAAAATGTCCCAGGTGATGTCCCATGACTACGATGAACCAGAGTCAGTACGCGCAACATTCAGGCGTCGATCGCAAGACCATTGGTCGATGGATCAAGGCTGGTCGGTTTATCGTCATGGATGGCGACCTGATTGATGTTGAAGCGAGCGATGCCGCGCTGAAGAAAAACCGCGATGGAAAAGATCCGCGGACATCAAACGCGAAGAAGAAAAAAACCGTTGCACCCCGGAATGATGGTGAAGATGAAATTGATGAAACCGTTCGCCAGATAATGCTTACAGAAGGTGCAGACCTTCCCAGGGAAGAGGCCTCGCGGATCCGCGAGAATTACATGGCTCTGCAGGCAAAGCTGCAGTATGAAAAAGACAGCGGCCAGACAATTGAATTGGCCATCGCCGAGGAGGTTCTGTTTAACGCCTTTCGCCAGCAGCGTGATGCCTGGCTGAACTGGCCTTCACGCGTGGCACCGCTGATAGCCGCCGATCTGAATGTGCCGGCGGACAGGATGACAGAGGTGCTGATTGAACATGTCCACAAACATATCTCAGTCCTCGGAGAACCAGAGTTTAACCCAGCGGAAGATTGAGCGTCTTCAACTGAGTGTCCGAAAAGGGTGGACACCGCCGCCGCGGATCAGCGTCCCGCAATGGGCCGATGACTACCGGAAGCTGGCGAAAGAAGCTGGCAGCACCTCCGGGAACTGGGAAACATCAACAGTGGAGATCGCCCGCGGTCCTATGCTGGCCGCGACTGAATCGGGCGTCCACGTAATTACCGTGATGTGCTGTACCCAGTTAATGAAAACCGCGCTGCTGGAAAACCTGTTCGGTTATTTCGCACACCTCGATCCATGCCCGATTTTGCTCCTGCAGCCGAAAGAGGAAGCTGCAGAGCAGTTTTCGAAAGAGCGTATAAGCCCGCTGGTACGCGTGACGCCGGCGCTGCGTAATATCATCGGTGACTCAAAACAGAAGAGTTCGAAAGAAACCATTCTGTATAAAGCCTTCACCGGCGGATTCCTGGCGCTGGCTGGCGCCGGTAGCCCTGATAACCTTGCTCGTCGCCCTATCCGTGTTTTGCTGGCGGATGAGGTGGATAAATACCCGATTACCCGTGAGGGTGATCCCATCGCCCTGGCGGAAGAGCGAACCGCGACATTTGGCCTGAACTGGCTGTCCGTACGGGCTTGTTCACCGACAGTTGAAGATGAAAGCCGGATTGCGGACAGCTATGAGGATTCCGATCAGCGCCGTGCATCCGTAGTTTGTCCGCACTGTGGTCACCGCCAGTTTCCCGACTTTTTCAAACACGTCCAGTGGCCGAAAGAGGGTGATAAGCACCTGACTAAATCAGCCATGATCCATTGCGAGTGTTGCGGCGCTGGCTGGTCGGAAGGTGAGCGCCTGCGGGCATTACAGACTATCCGCTGGCACCAGACCAAACCGTTTGAATGCTGCGGTTCGCGTCATTCGCCGTTAATGGAATACGACCAGAAATGGCATGAAAACGATGAAGGCAGCGTTGATATCGTCTGGCGCTGGTCTGAATCGGAACGGCACGCAGTATACCGGGCGGTTTGCCCTGATTGCGGTGCTGAAGCGCTGGATAACCATCACGCTGGTTACCAGGCGTCAAAGCTGTTCAGTCCCTGGCAGAAAGATAAGCCATCGGATATTGCAAAGAAATACCTCGATGCAAAAGGGGATCCGGATAAAGAGCAAGCCTGGTGGAACACCCAGATGGGATTGCCTCACAGACCCAACCACGGCAAGCAGCTGCCGGTTGATATTTTGCTGGCGCGTCGTGAAGTCTTCCCGGCCATCGTTCCTGATGGTGTTGCACTGTTAACCGCCGGGGTGGATACGCAGGATGACCGCTTCGAAATCACGATCACGGGCTGGGGAAGGGATGAAGAATCATGGTCGGTTTCCCACGATGTGATTTTTGGCGATCTGGAAACGGATGAGCCGTGGAAACGACTCGATGCGTACCTGAAACAGATCTGGCGCCGGGGTGACGGTCGTGGACTTAACATCATGGCGACATGCATGGACTCCGGCGGTCACCACACGCAAAAGGTTTACGAATTTGCTAAGGAACGTCTTGGCCGCCGTGTATGGGCGATCAAGGGTGAGTCTGCTCAGAGCGGCCGGCGTAACCCGGTCTGGCCGACAAAGCGCCCGACATCGAAAAGCAAAGCCAGTTTCCGGCCAATTATCATCGGCGTGAACTCTGCCAAGGATGTGGTGCGCGGTCGCCTCCACCTGGACCCTCCTGCTCCGGGCGCAGCCGCGGCGGGTTATATGCATTTCCCGGATGACCGTGACCTGGGGTATTTCAACCAGCTGCTGGCCGAACGTCTGGTTTATAAAGTGACTGCAGGTCAGCGTTTCAGTGTCTGGGAGCAGATACCGGGGAGAGCCAATGAAGCGCTCGACTGCCTGGTTTACAGCTACGCCGCACTGTGTGGGCTCAAGCATATGGGGTTAAAGCTCAACGTTCGGGCCGCCAACCTCGAAGCCAACCCTGAAAAATTCCTGCCGGCACCTGCCGTACCAGAAGAAAAAATCAGCTACGAGTTACCCGGCGCGGTTATTGAAGAATCGGCGCCCGTTAAGCGTAAGCAAATTTCTAAACTCCTGCCGCAATAAGGAAAACCATGTTCAACCGGAATACCAGTCTGCTGGCTGGCTCGATGACTGATGAGCAGCTCAGGGACGCCCTGCAGAAAGCTCAGCAGGCATACATTGATTTAACAACCGGGAGTCGCGGTGTTTCATTTTCCTATTCGCAGGGAGACGGGACACGGTCGGTGTCTTATCAGCAAAGTTCTCTGGCTGACCTGCTGGCGCTGATTCAGTTACTGCAGGCGCAACTGGGGATCGTCGCGAGACCGCGGAAGCCAGTGAGGTTTCGATTCTGATGAATAAAGTGCAAATTCTTGGCCCGGATGGTACTCCGTATCGCGCACCGCGGCCCAGCATGCTTACGGGCGGCAGCCGGGTACCTTATGACGCCGCCGATTCGTTTAGTGATCAGCTTGCGAACTGGCAGCCAGCGTTATGGTCGCCAGACAACGAAATCAACATCTATCGCGATCGCATTGTTTCCCGCGCCCGTGACCTGGTCCGTAACGACGGGTGGGCGAACGGTGCCGTTACCCGCCTTCTGGATAATGCCGTCGGCGCCAATTTCCGACCCATTATGAAACCCGATTACCGTGTTCTGCGTATGGTCACAGGTAACAAAGCCTTCGATTCGACATGGGCGGAAGAGTATGGCAAGGCGCTTGAAGCGCACTGGCGCACCTGGGCGTATGACACCGGGCGGTACTGCGATGTTGAACGGAAGATAACGGTTCCTCAGATGTTGCGGCTTGCCTTCCGCCACAAACTTATTGACGGGGATGCATTGATGGTCCTCCAGTATCGGCCGGATCGGTTAGGGCGCGGCAGGGGGCGATACGCCACAACAATTCAGGTTGTCGATCCTGACAGACTTAGTAACCCGCAGCAGAATTTTGACATGCCGAATATTCGCGGTGGCGTGGAGATTGATGATGACGGCGCGCCGATTGCTTATCACATCCGCGAGGCGCATATCGGTGACTGGTGGAGCGGCGCCAAAACTATGACATGGCGGCGTATACCTCGCGAAACCTCCTGGGGACGTCCGCATGTCGTCCATGATTTCGACCATGAGCGGGGTGCTCAACACCGCGGCAATGGCATCCTGACACCGGTCATTCAGCGTCTGAAAATGCTGGTGAAATATGACCAGAGCGAACTGGAGGCCGCCATTCTGAATGCCATTTTCGCGGCCTATATCGAGTCACCGTACGATTCCGAAATGGTTCAGTCTGCCATGGGGGAAAACTTCGATGACACCAGTTTGGGTGCCTATCAGGACGGCCGTGTGGAATTTCACAATGACCGCCGGCTGACTCTGCAAAATGGCGCCCGGATGCCAATTCTTTACCCTGGCGAAAAAATCACAACGGTTAACGCCGCCCGGCCGTACAGCAATTTTGAGGTGTTCGAATCGGCCGTGCTGCGTAACTTCTCGTCCGGCACCGGGCTTTCCCCACAACAGGTTACACAGGACTGGTCAGATGTTAACTACAGCTCAGCGCGATCGTCCTTGCTTGAAGCCTGGAAGACTCTGACCCGACGTCGTGATGATTTTTCAATGGGTACCGCGCAGCCTGTGCTGACTGCATTTGCAGAGGAAGTTCATGATAACGAGGACCTGCCTTTGCCGTCGGGTGCACCCGACTTTGTAGAGGCACGCGCTGCCTATTCCCGCGCGCGCTGGATGGGGCCAGGGCGTGGCTGGGTGGATCCGGTTGCAGAGAAAAAAGGCGCGATTCTTGGTCTGGATGCGGGGCTTTCCACACTCGAAATTGAAGTGGGGGAAAACGTCGGCGAGGACTGGGAGGAAGTGCTGGACCAACGACAGCTGGAAATTGAGTCCTGCCTGAAACGCGGGCTTCCATTACCCAGCTGGGCGCAGGCGGACAAGTTCGCCAGCGAAACAATCAAAGATCCGGAGGAAAAGTGAATCTACCTCATCTGGCGCAGCGGCTGTTTAATACGCCGCTGGCTCTTCATCCGAATAAAGCCGAGGTCATCATGGCCGCGGTCATGGACCGGTTTGGTATCAGCAGAATCGAATCCTCTCTGGCGATGGAAGACGATGACTGGTACGGCTACGACGACAAACGTGGTCGGGAGTCAAAACGCGACCCCGGATATGACAACGTGGCCGGGGTCGCCGTGATCCCTGTCTGCGGTACGCTGGTTCAAAAACTGGGAAGTCTGCGACCATATAGCGGCATGACCGGTTATGACGGCATCCGCCAGTCATTTCTGACCGCGCTGGCGGACCCGGACGTTAACGGCATCTGCCTTGATATTGATTCGCCCGGCGGTGAAGTGGCCGGGTGTTTTGATCTCGTGGATGAAATCTACAACGCCCGGGGCACGAAACCCATCCATGCCATTCTGACCGAAAATGCGTATTCCGCAGCGTATGCGATTGCCAGCGCTGCTGACCGTATTTCCGTTCCCCGGACCGGCGGTGTTGGTTCCGTCGGTGTTATCACCATGCACCTGGACTGGACGCAGCGAATTAAAGACGACGGTCTGAAAGTGACGATCATTACCTTCGGAACCCGTAAAGCAGAAGGCTCGCCATTACGCGAACTCTCTGAAGAAGCGTTCAATGCCATCCAGCAGGACATTAACGCGATGGGGGAATTGTTTGTGAATACCGTCGCCAGAAATCGGGGGATTAGCGCGAAGGTGATTAAGAGCACTCAGGCCGCCTGTTTTATGGCTGCTGATGGTGTGGAGCTTGGACTGGCTGATGAGGTATGCCCTCCGGATGCTGCGTTCAGATATTTACTTGAAAAAACAGGAGCCTGAAATGGCAAAGAAACCGTTCAGTTTTGCCCACCTTATCGGATTTGGCACGTCTGCTTCCGAAGAGGAAGAGGACAAAAAGTCCAAAAAAGCGAAAGCCCGTCGTGCTGAAGACGACGATCGTGATGATGACGCGGAAGACGATGAGCGTGACGACGACGCTGAAGAAGACGAACGCGACGACGATGCGGAAGATGATGACGATGAACCGGATGCATCAGAAGAAGATGACTCCGACGATGACGACGACCGCAAAGAAAGCAAAGCAGCTAAAAGCGCCCGCATTGCTGAGCGTAAGCGTTGCGCCCGCATCTTCGGCAGTAAGCATGCTTCGGCGAATCCATCGCTGGCCGCCTCGCTCGCATTCAATACCGGGATGAGCGCTGCGGCAGCTATCGACGTTCTGGCATCTACCGCGCCAGCCTCGAAACCGCAGGCGACCCGTAAGCGCTCTCTCGATCAGCGCATGCAGGAAAGCGAAAATGTCCGGCTTGGGCAGGATGGAGAGAAACCATCTGGCGGTAAATCGACGCTGGTGAACAAAATGACCAGTCTCTACAACTCCACTAAAGGAGAGAAATAATGGATCAGTATGGTCAGAATCCGTTTTCGCCAGGCATGAAAAGTGCTTTGTTTGTTCCGGATCAGCTCATCGCCGGGACGCTCCAGCTGGTTACCGATACCGGTATTATCACCGGTGGTGCATATAAGCGCGGAACGGTGCTGGGAGTGATCACCGCCAGCGGGAAATACAAATTAAGCGTTAAAACTGCTACCGATGGCAGTGAAGCGCCGGCGGCAATTCTGGTTGATGACGTTGATGCATCCACCACTGACCAGAATGGTGGGCTGTATCTGATGGGCGAGTTCAACCAGAGCCGCATCATTTTTGATAACTCCTGGGCCATTCCGGCGCTGAAAACAGCCCTTCGCCCGCTGGCTATTTTCCTGAAAGACAGCACTCAGGCCCCTGTAGCAACTTCCTGATTTAACCCTCTCTGACCCAATGCTTTAACCGGCAGGGGCTGACTCATTCCATTTTTTGCCAGCGTGCAGCTGGCATTATCAAGAGACTGAATATGGAAAATATTTTTGATACCAGCGTGCTGGTACAGGTCGTTCCTAACCTGAAAACCAGTCAGAACTGGCTACTTGATCGCTTCTTCCCGAATGTCGTGACCTACGAGACTGAAGAAGTGGCGATTGATGTTGATGTCGGTCTGCGTCGTATGGCGCCGTTTGTCTCTCCGCTGGTGGAGGGCAAGCTGGTCGAGTCCCGTAAATACCAGACCAATACCTTCAAACCGGCGTACATCAAAGACAAGCGCGCCCCTGATCTGCGTAAACCGATCCGTCGTCAGATTGGCGAGCGAATTGGTGGCGAATACACCGCCGCCGAACGTGAAATGTTAAATCTGCAGTTTGAAATGACTGACCAGATCGACATGATCAACCGTCGCCTGGAGTGGATGGCGGCCAGCGCGCTGGTGTCCGGGACAGTCACGGTCACCGGGGAAGGTTACGAAACTAAGGTAGTGAATTTCGGGCGTTCTCCAGACCTGACTATCACACTGAGCGGTTCGGATAAATGGCCGCTTACCGTTGCCGCCGGCGCGACCAATACCCAACCGTCAGATGATATTGAAGACTGGCAGACTATTTTCCTTAAAGAGTCCGGTTCAGTCGCTACCGACCTGATCTTTACGAACAAGTCCTGGCGTGCTTTCCGCCTGGATACCACCATCAAGGATAATGCCATCAACTTCCCGGCGCTGAGCCCGTTTGGTAACGAGATTAATGCGGGTCCGCAGGTGAAAAAGGGGGCTATCTATAAAGGCCGCTGGGGTAATTTTGACCTCTGGTTATATAACGACTGGTTTATTGACCCGCTCGATAATGTCGAGAAGCCGATGATCCCTGATGGTGCAGTCATCATGAGCGGTGCGGACCTGATGGGCACCCGCGCCTTTGGCGTCATTCTGGATCCGGCATTCAACTACGGTCCGCTGGCCTATGCGCCCAAGTCCTGGGTGAAAGAAGATCCAGCCCAACGTCTTATCCTGATGCAATCCTCCCCGCTTGTTATTCCAAGCCGGGTAAACGCGTCCCTTTGCGCAACGGTGGTGTGATATGGCGAAAGAAACTAAATCGGTGCTGGTGGATGACCTGAATGCGGGGGGCGCTGGCGTCGAAGACCTTAACGCTGAGGACCTGAACGCGGGAGAAGGTACCCAGGACAATCAGGTGCATAGCGATACAAACGCTGATGGTTCATCTGGTGATGATGGTACTGAGGATGATTCAGTCGAAACTGTTTCGGAGCCTGAATTTGTGGTTCTGAAGGGAAACAGCATTCGTCATGACGGTGAAGTTTACCGCGAAAATACGCGCATCCCGGTAACCGGAACGGATGCCGATCGCTTGCTTGCTGCTGGCGTGATTGCTGATGTTCAGGTGTTGCGTCAGCGCGTGCTTTCTGCTGCGCCAGCCGTAAGCGTCACAACGGAGTAACGGGTATGGGCGTCGACTGGGATTTACACCTGTTAAGTCCGTTACATGGCGTCTTCGGCGATGAACACGAGTACCGTCCCAAAGACGGTACTTCTCCTTTCACGATTAACGGCATTTTTGACCGTGGGTATGCCCAGGCTGCTGAAAACCTCGATGGGGATTCAGTGATCAATACCTCCAGTCCGATGCTCGGCGTACGTGATGCCGAGTTCCGCAAGCTGGGGAAACCTCAGCCTGAAGTATCGGACCGGGTGTTTATTAAAACCGTCGGTGGCCATGTCATTAATCAGTTATTCGTGGTGTCCAATGTCGAGCCTGACAGTCATGGCGGATCCCGCCTGGTTCTCAATGTGGTGAAAGCACGATGAATGCATCAGCTATTCGCAAAATGGTGGTGACGGCATTGGTCGGGCACACCGATGCCGGCGACCGCGTTTATTCTCCGCGGGACTGGCCAACCTCGGCGGCGCTTTATCCGGCGCTGCTGGTACAAACCCCGTTTGACCATAAAAAGGCGCAGGGGCGGAATACGCCGGCGTTTACCACGGTGACAACCGTTCGCATCACTGGCCGCGTCCAGGAATATGACGGGGAAACCGATGATGATGGGGCGCTACGAGCCGAGGAGTCGCTGGAGGACCTGCGCGAGCAGGTAGAAAGGGCGGTCATCAACAGCTACGAGCTCACCCGTAAAATCCAGAAGTACGCGGAAATCCGTTCAACGATTGACGTTGACGGTGATGGTGAAGCGCATCTGGGTCAGCTGCTGTTTGAGCTCGACATCGAACATTATCAGGGGCCGGAAGATTTTTATCCCATCGACCCGCCACCGCTGGAGGGGATCGATATCACCATCGAAATGCCGGATGGTACACCGCGCCCGGGCGTCAGTATTAACCTGCAGGAGTAATCCATGTTTGTAAAACCAAAAGATGGGCTTAGCGTTCGCTGCCCCGTCCGGGGAGAGCCTTTGCCCAAAGAGGGCGGGGAAGTTCCGGATAATACCTTCTGGCGCCGTCGGTTGAAGGATGGCGATGTCAGCCTGGTGCTGGAAAAAGGTGTGAAGAACACCGCTAAAAAAGAGGACGCTTAAATGACCGTTCCGTTTTCACGCGTACCCGGTAATCTCCGGACGCCGTTGTTTTACGTCGAGTTCGACAACTCTATGGCCAATACTGCGACGGCGACGCAACGAACCTTGCTGATTGGCCAGATGTTGGCCGCCGGTACGACGCAGGTCAATATTCCCGTTAAAGTTTCCTCCGCCAATGGTGTTAGTGAACTGACCGGCAAGGGCTCGCAGTTGCATGGCATGATGACGGCCTATCAGAAGAATGATACGGCCGCGGAAATCTGGATCCTGCCGCTGGCAGACGACTCCGGATCAATGGTGGCCGCGAAGGGGAGTATCAAGGTCGCGTCACAGGCGTCTGAGACGGGCGTAATTTCTCTCTACCTCGCGGGGACCCGTGTGCAGCTTACCGTGCTGGCCACTGATACCCCGGCGCAAATTGCGACAGCACTGGTGGCTGCTATCGCCAAAAAAACAGATCTTCCGGTCACCGCTGCCGTGAAATCTGATGCGACCGATACGATTGAACTGACGGCTAAAAATGCGGGGCTTCTGGGTAACGGGATTGATATTCGCCTCAACTATCTGGGGACGCAGGGTGGTGAAGTTACGCCGGCCGGTCTGACGTTGACGGTGACCGCCATGACGGGCGGCGCCGGCGCACCGGATTTTGTGGATGCACTCGGCAATCTGCAGGATAAAACGTTCGATTTCATCATCAACCCGTACGACGATACGGCCTCTCTTGATGCCATGAAGGCGTTTCTGAACGATGCTTCCGGCCGCTGGGCGTGGGATAAACAGTTGTACGGGCATGCTTTCGGCACGACGTCGGGAACCTACGCCGAACTGGGCACAAAAGGCGAGACCCGAAATAACCAGCATGAAACGCTGCTGGGCGTCTATCGCTCTCCAACGCCTCGGTATATCTGGTCTGCCGCGGTGGTGGGGGCTATTGCCCCAAGCCTGCGTAATGATCCTGGCCGTCCGCTGCAGAGCCTGCCGGTTTATGGCGTACTGGCACCAGATCTGCAGGACCGCTTCGAACTCACTGAGCGTAACAACCTGCTGTACAGTGGCATTTCAACGTATACCGTCGCCGACGACGGAACGGTCAACGTGGAAAACATCATCACCACCTACCAGAAAAACAGTTACGGCGATGAAGACGACAGCTACCTGCAGGTGGAAACGTTGTTCAGCCTGATGTTCGTGACCCGCTATCTCCGCACAGCGGTGACCAGTAAGTTTGGACGCATGAAACTGGCTGCTGACGGGACACGTTTTGCACCGGGCCAGCCCATTGTAACGCCCAACATCATCAAAGCTGACCAGATAGCCGAATACCAGACGCTGGTGTTTAATGGTTACGCCCAGGATGCTGAAGCGTTCGCGAAAAATATTATCGTTGAACAAAATGCGTCCAATCCGAACCGCGTTGACGTCCTGTGGCCGGGAACGCTCATCAATCAGCTGCGTATTTTTGCGCTACTTAATCAGTTCCGCCTGCAGGCGCAGTCAACAGATACAGGAGCATAAATCATGGCTGATACCTCAAACCGCCTGGCCGGTACCGCCTACGTCACTGTGGACGGTGTTTCAGTCATGGTGGAAGGTTCCTTTAAATACCAGCCGTCCACTGTTAACCGCTCGACGCTGACGGGTATGGATGGCGTACATGGCTACAAAGAAAAGCCGGTTGCCGGGTACATTTCAGCGCGGCTACGTGACAGCGGCGGCACCAGTGTCCTGAATTTTAACAAACAGACCAACGTTAACGTGATAGCCGAACTGGCGAACGGGAAAACGATTATTGGTCGCGCGCTCTGGACGGTCAACGTTCAGGAAGTAGAAAGCGAAGATGCTGTATTTGATGTTCGCTGGGAAGGCCGCGACGTTACGGAGAATTAATCTATGGCTGAATTAGAACGTACGAAAGTTATTATTCTGACCACCCCCCTGGAAGATACAGCGCAAAAGACACGGTATGAGCAACTGGATCTGAAGGCTCCTACACTGGCTCAGGTTGAACAGTTTTATGAAAAGCAGGAAGCATCCACCGCCATTGCCGCAATGCGTTTGCTTATTGCCCTGGTGACGGACACCCGGGAAAGCGTACTGGCGCCGATGGACTATGTGGATTTCTGCAAGTGTAAGGAGTATCTGCTCGGTTTTTTGAACTGGAAGCCCTGACCGCGTGGCAGGAGGTGGCGGCGGACGTCACCTTCTATTTCGGGTGGAGCGACGAACGGGCGTGGGGTATGACCCAGAAACGGCTACTCTGGTGGGTATCACAGGCGAACAGAATTAATAAACTGAAGTCCGGAGGTCAGGACGATGAGTAACGCATTCGATTTCGAGTTGATTGCGGACGACAGGGTCAGCGCCACCATTGACGAAATCAACGAGGCCATTAAAAACCTGCTCCCTCAACTGGATGAGACGCAGGAAAAGCTTAACCTTGGCGGTGATGAGACGGTTGATAGTCTGGATGATGTCGGCGGACGACTGGATAAAATGGCCCGTAGTGCACGGGATAACGTCCAGTTCATCGGAGATATCATTCCTCCACTGAAGATCGTCGGTGAGCTGGCCGGTAAAATGGCTACCTTTGGTGCGGCTGGCGTGGTCGGGTTCGGCATTCAAAAGGTTGCCGACGGTTTTCGTGACGCAGCCAAAGAGGCGTACAACCTCGATACCCACGCACAGAACACCGCCATGAGCGTTAAGGAGTTTTCAGCGCTTTCCGGGGCCTTGCGCATTCTCGGTACGGACAGTGAGACTGCTGCTGCGTCTATTGAGGGGATTTTCAACGCATTCAATGAGGCTGCCAGCGGTAAAAATGCCGGTGTCATGGCTGCTATGGCGCAAATCGGCGCCCAGATTGAGAAGAATAGCGACGGCTCAGTAAATACCCTCAAAACACTGGAGTCGATTGCGAAAATTTTCCCGACTTTGCGGCCTGACCAGCAAAAATCCTTTGCCGATGCGGTTGGGCTTACTCCAGATCTATTGACCCTGATGCGCGAGGGGGCCAAATATGCAACGCTCCTGGCGAAGGCCGAGAAGTTTGGTCTGACCGTGGATCCTGAATTTAATAAGGAAATGTCAGAAGCCAATCGCCAGATGAATGAGCTTTATGCTCGTGTTGCCGGTTTTAAAAAGGTCGCTGGCAATGAAGCAATTAAGTTATTTCGACACGATCCCGCTATTGATAAATCTCTCAATGACGCCCAAAAATATGACGGGAAGGTTTTTTATCACGGAGATCGTGATAAAGATATTCGCTGGAAAGCATTAAGAGATGATGAGTTTAAAGCCAGTCTGTCAGCTTCTGAAAGGCTCAATTTTACTCTTAACAGACCTGATCCCGAGGTGGAGAAAAAGCTTAATGCCCGATACGGAGCAATGTGGCAGGCATACAGTCTGCAGGATGATTTATCTGCAGCTTTGCTACAAAAAGTTCCAGGCAATGAGAATATGCCTTATAACGATGGGGGCAACACCGCCAATACAATAGGATTCAGGAACCACAATCCTGGAAACTTGAGAGGCGCCCCTAACTCAACAGGTAAGAGCGGCGGTTTCTCGACGTTCTCCAATGATCATGATGGTCTTGCAGCAATGGCTCGTCAGTTGATGCTATATGGGGATCGTGGCAATAATACCCCGAGTGGGATTCTTCATACGTATGCCCCGAGTTCTGAAAACAATACCCGGGCTTATATCGATGATGTGACTTCCAGAACTGGTTTTGGTTCAGGCCAGCGTCTTGACCTCCATAACCCCGAAGTCCTGAAGAAGTTGATGGCCTCAATGATTAGGCATGAGCAGGGCTCTCAACCCTACACGGAAGAACAACTCAAAAACGCGATAAGAACGGCCATCACGGATGACCGGTGGTCAGGAAAGCGCAGTCCGGAGCTACTCTCTCAGCAGCGGAACAATATCAACTCGATGCCGACTGGTGGCTATCGCCCGGAATCAATACTGGCGCCAAAGAAAAGCAACCTTGACTCGAATACCGTCACCGATAACCTAGCCCGCTCCCTCAAGGATGCTTTCACAGAACAACCGCTAAGACTGGAGATCGTTATGACTAACGATAAAGGTGAAAGGAAAACGTACAACGTTGAAAACAATGGAAAAATAATTACACCTATGAATTATTAGTTTCTATAAAAATACAATAAGATACAATTATGTAAATATATTCATGTGAGGAAAAAATGAAAGCTATATACATAATTGTTCTTGCTGTTTTTTATCCACTTTCGGTCTTGGCTGGGAGGGGGGATGCTGTCTGTAGGGTGATGGTAAATCAAGGGTTTTGGGGAGACATAACAACACCTGCGATCACCGGAACCTTACAGGACAAACCTGCAGACTTGGCGATATGTTTTCATGGAAAGGATTTCAGTCAGAATGTCGCGCGGTCAACATTAATTAAAAAGCTACCAGGGGATTCCCTCAAAGTTGTTTCTTCATCAAATATTGATGGTTTTTTAGAGATGTACGTATCTCTTTATAATGAAGAGCATTCAGAATCTGTAATAACAAAGGTCGTAGTCAGTGAGCGTGGTGAAATTGGTTCATATCCTGGTGGCCTAATTAGCAGGCAGCAAATAAAAGGGAGTGACCCTGAAGGCATTTTTATCTTCCTGCCTTCATATTGGAAGAATGATGTATATTTCAATTTCATAGAACCAACTAGAACCAGGTTGTACCGCTTTCACCACACGCCAGGTGACGCAATGAGCGTGGCAGTATTAAAGAAAGTTTCCGATAGCTATGGCGAGTGGGTTAAAAAGAACGGTGACATAATAGTCACAAAAGATTACTTTACCAAAAATGATGGGCGAAAAGTTTATGGGGCAATAATATCCCCAACAGATAAAGAAAAATGCAAATTTGATGCATCTCAATTCGCTTGGGTGCTTTCAGCATTATCAGCATGTAATTAGTATCTATATAACTTAAAGCCATAAAAAACTAAAACCGCCCATGCTGGCGGTTTTTTATACCTGGAGTTTAAATGCCGATTATTCAGGATGCGATTTCGTCGCTGATGGGCGGCGACGCCAGTGATGACTGGCAGAGTAAGTTGCGCCCCTCGAGCTTCAGAGGTGTTCCGTTTGCTGTGATCGCTGAGGAGGGAAGCCACGGCCGCCGCCAGGCGGTGCACGAATACCCTTATCGCGACACCGCCTGGATAGAGGATATGGGGCGCGGTGTCCGTCGGATTGTAATTCGTGGCTTCCTCATTCAGGACAGTCAGATGTATGGCGGTGGGGATGTTATTACCCAGCGTCAGGCGCTCATCACTGCATGTGAAGAGAAGGGCGCAGGCACATTGATTCACCCGACCCTGGGTGAAATGACGGTGGCTATACCCGAGAACGGGCTTCGGCTTTCCGGTTCTGCAGATGCTGGTCGTGTCTTTGAATTCACGCTGATGGCTATCGAGTCCGGGCTTAAGGTTTTTGCGGTTACCGGCAGCAGTTCGGCAGGGAAAACCGTTCGCACAAATTACCTGAAGCTGGTCAGCACCACCGTATTCAGTACCATCGCACGGATTAAAGGTGAAATCCGCGGCGTGACGCAGGCGATCAAAACCATCAAGAGCACGATTGCTTTCTGGTCGAACATGGTGGAGAGCACCACCAATGAAGTGACGAATGTCAGCAACGTTCTCAAATCAACGTTCGGTAATCAGCGCTACGGGCGCTATAGCAAGGGGGAGGTGGGCGGCAGCTCATCAGGGGTTAACGGTAGTATCTCTGCCGATGACACCGATGATTTTGAATCACTTTCCGCGCAGGTATCTGCCAGTGCCATCATGGACCGCCAGGGGATTTTTGATACCGTCACCGGCCTGAATAGCTCTGCCACGGTTGATGAGTTTGTGCAACGTACTGCTGACGTTATCAACGCAATCCTCAACTGCACTGGCGGCGCGAATGAGCGGATAACTGCGCTGGAAAAGTTGGCCAACGCCACCAGTTCAGAATATCAGCCGTCGTCAGCAGGTGCTGATATAGCGGAAAGCGTCAATGTCCTGATTATTGTTCTGTGCAGCGCGGCAATGGCGGCAGCGGCCGCTGAATCAAACCCGACGAGTCGTAACGAAGCTGAGCAGATAACCCGCCGGGTTTCAGACCAACTGGATGCTGCCCTACTGGCGACAGGTGACCGCGCCGACGATGAACTCTACAGTTCATTGTTGCTGGTCAGGTCGTCATTTCTTGACACCATGTCGGCGCTTTCAGCCAGTTTAAGCGAGCTCATGCAGTTCAATTCTGCGCAGCCACTCCCCGCGCTGACGCTGGCTAATCGGTTATATCAGAATGTCGGGCGCGCTGATGAGCTGATTCAGGAATCAGACGTACCGCACCCGGCGTTTATGCCTGTTTCGATGAGGGTGTTACGACAATGAGCGATGATCAGGATGTAGTAACGCTGACAGTCGGTGACAAAAAAATAGAGGGCTGGGATTCAGTCCGCGTGACGCGCTCAATAGAGCGCTTCCCGTCTGATTTTAGCCTGGGCCTTCTGGACTATTACCCGGGCACCCACGAAAAACAGCTGGTGGTGGAGGGGGCGCCCTGCGAGGTTCATTTCGGTGAGGACCCGGTGATAACGGGTTATGTTGACAACTGGGAACCCGCGATAACGCGAGCCCGTCATGAGGTACAGGCGAACGGACGCAGCAAATGTCAGGATCTGGTGGACTGTTCTGCCGAGTGGCCTAACAACGTCATCAACCGAAGTAATGCGCTGAATATCGCTTCCCGTCTGGCTTCATGGTACGGCATTAAAGTTTCATCCGATGTGGATGATTTGGTGGAGGTGCCCCAGTTCACGATTAACTGGGGCGAATCGCCACAGGAGATCATCGAACGAGTATCCAGATGGTCGGCGCTGCTTTATTACGATTTGCCCGACGGTAACCTGCTGCTTACCCGCGTAGGCTCCCGTCGGGCGGCCAGTGGAGTGGCGGAAGGGGAGAACGTCGAGCAGGCGTACTACCGAGCAGATATGTCGGAACGATTCTCTGACTATGTTGGGGTCTCGATGAGCGTTTCGCCGATCGCCGGATTTTCTCCGGATACAGCCTATGACTCGGTGACGCTGGCGACCGCCCGGGATCCCGAAGCGGCCAGCATGCGATACCGCAAACGTATCGTTATCGTTGAAAGCACGCTGATGGCGTCGCAGCAGGCGCAGCGCGCCATCGACTGGGAGATGAACCGCCGGTACGGCCGCTCGAAGCTGTTAAGCGTCACGGTAGATAGCTGGCGGGATAAGGCAGGAAAGTTGTGGGAGCCAAATACGCTGATCCCGGTGAATCTCCCCACACTCAGGTTACCAGACACTGAATTGCTGATAGCCGAAGTCACGTTTATGCGGGACAGCGATGGTACGCATGCCCGGTTGACGCTGATGCCGCCAGAGGCGTTTGCGGTGCAACCCTATGCATTTTACCAGCAGATAGCAGGATTCAGCCAATGAACCAGTTTCGACATATTGCAAACCGTATTGCCAGCATGCTGGGCGTGGGGCGAATCACCGCAATGAATGACTCCGGGGCAACCCAGTCAGTGCAGTATCAGACCCCACTTGAGGTCGCCAGCGCACACCGACTGGCTGAATTTGGCTTTTCTTCCGGACTGCCTGCCGGCACGGATGTTGTGCTGGCGTTCCTGGGTGGTGATCGTTCGAGCCCAGTGGTTATCGCGACGAACCATCAGGGGTTTCGCCATGCCGACCTTCAGCCGGGGGAGACGGTTGTTTATAACCAGTGGGGGCTGTACGTCCATTTGACGGAGAACGGTATCAGCGTTGATGCGAAAGGCCAGGACGTCACCGTCAATAACGCAAAGAATCTGACAGCTACCGCGACAGAACAGGTGAAACTCATTACGCCTAAATTACTGGTTACCGGTGATGTTATTGATAACTGTGAAACTAACGACAAAACGCTGAAACAGCTGCGGGACGCATATAACGATCACGATCATGAAGTGAAAGGGGTTGAACAAGGTAACGACGCCATAACCAGCGAGAAACCGGGGGAACAGGTGTGAGTGATATATCATCATTCTGGAATGTCGATGCGCTTCATGCTGACTGGCGTACCGAACCCGGCGCGCTGAAAACAGGTAACGACCTGCAAACTGCAATCATCCTCAGCCTGTTCACAGATCGCCTTGCCCGCAGGGACGACGCTTATGACGGCAGTGATCGCCGCGGCTGGTGGGGGGACTCAGACGCCGATACGCAATTGGGTAGCCGGCTGTGGTTGCTGCGTCGAGAAAAACTGACGACCAATGTCGCCATAAGGGCAGAAGAGTACGCAAAAGAGGCCCTTGACTGGCTGAAAGGCGATGGTGTGGTCAGTGATATCAGTTGCACAACGCAGATCGTCATGCCGAACAGACTCAACCTGATTATTCGTTATCTGCCACCGGATGGTGACTGGCAGGAGAGCGCATTTTTCTGGATCTGGGAGCAAATAAATAATGCCGTTTAAACGAAAAACGCTGAGTGAGCTGCGCGAGGAAAACCGGCAGTTTATGCAGGCTGAACTTAAAAATGTCGGTGCCTTGCTTCGCTTTGGAAACCTGAAAGTTGTCGCGGACATGGATGCCGGTATGTCGCACCTGCACTACGCCTACCTGGATTATATTGCCCTGCAGACAAACCCATTCACCTCTACCGGTGAATGGCTGGCGGGCTGGATGGCACTTAAACAGATCTACCGGAAAGCGGCCACAGCCTCCCGGTCACCTGTAGCAAGAGCCACGGGAACTGCCGGGGCCATTCTTCCTGCGGGGACTGTTCTGAACCGCTCCGACGGTTATCAGTATGTCACTGATTCGGATCTGACCATATCCGCTGGAAAAAGCGGAACCACTGCTGTCACGGCTGTTTTACCCGATATTTCTGAAGACGTAAGCGGCGGCGGGAGCGCAGGCAATGCTGATGCCGGCACATTGCTGACGCTGGATGCCAACGTGTCAGGTATCGATAATACGCTGATGCTGATCGAACCGGCAACCGGCGGGGCCGACATCGAGAACGAAGAGGATTTCCGGCAGCGCGGACTGCAGGCATACCAGAACCCGCCTCAGGGTGGAAGTGATGCCGATTATAAAAAATGGGCGCTGGAAATTTCTGGCGTAACCCGTGTCTGGATAAAACGTCGCGGAATGGGGGCCGGAACCGTTGTTATTTATATTATGTGTGATGGTAATGACACGACGAATAACGGTTTCCCGGTCGGGACAGACGGCGTGTCATCGCTTGAAGACTGGGGGGCGATAAAAGCGACAGGCGATCAGGGAAGGGTGGCGGACCATATTTATCCTCTTCAGGCTGATACCGCGATAATTTACGTCTGCTCCCCGATAAAAAAAATCATTCCCTTCACGATCTCCGGTATTCTAGACGCCAGTGCTGACACTGTGCAGGCAATGAAAGACGCCATACATTTATTGTTTTTTGATAATGGTAATCCGAATGGTTCCGGAAAAATTTACTTATCCGATATTAATGGTGCGCTGAGCCAGGTCGAAGGCTCAACCGGATATGTACTGGAATCTCCCTCGCAGAATATCGTTCTGGATACAGGGGAATTGCCGTTGCTGGGTGAGGTTAACTTCACATGAGCTTGTACTCCGTTGACGACTATACCCGGGCGCTTTTGAGCTTGATGCCTACAGGTCTTGCGTGGACACGAGATGTAAATAGCGTTCAGTACGCGACGCTCCGGGCTTTGGGGCATTCATTTGCCCGTTCTGACGCTGACTCGCAGGCGCTACTTAGCGGAGGTTTTCCGTCAACAGCATTGATGATGCTTTCTGAGTGGGAAAGCGCACTTGGTCTTCCCGATGATTGCGCAATTGGTGAGACAGGGAGTATCAGTGAGCGGCAGCGAGCAGTCGTTTCAAAGCTTATCAGTACTGGAGGGCTGAATCGGGCTTATTACATCAGTGTGGCTGCTGCTCTTGGCTATAACATCACCATCAATCAGTTTCGCCCGGCAATGTGCGGAATGTCCGTCTGTGGCGAGCCGATAAATGGTGAAGAATGGCCGTTTACCTGGCAGATCAACGTTCCGGGATCATCTGTAAGATATTCATATGCGGGCTCTGCCTTTTGTGGTGATGCCCTGACATCGTGGGGAGATAAGCAGTTTGAGTGTACAATAACAAAAATAGCGCCGTCCCATATTAATATTATTTTCGTGTATGGTCTGGACGCTGAACTGAATACGCCAGAATATCGGATGATATTCGATATTGCCATGAACCGGGAATGGCCCGAACATTAGATTTTATCCCAGTGTTTTCTCGGAAAAATAATGAATCATAATGTAGATATCTAAATTTACAGGTGCTCTTATGCTAAAAATAAGTGACGTAGAGCCGCTCACATCTCTTGAGGGGTTGTTTACTAATGGAAAAGTCTCCAGCGGAATTCCGCCAACAAGACTGGTTGCAGAATGGTTTAATGCTGTTCAGACTGAGCTCGTTAATATCGTTGAAAGTTCAGATATTGAATTAGATCCTCAGGACTCAACTCAGGTGCTTAAAGCACTGAACAAACTGTTCCTGACCCGCCTTAATCCATTTGCTGATATTGCATCTGATGGGGAAGAGGCGCTTTCTACTGCCAGGGATAACCTTGGGTTGGGCAATTCAGCCACGCTTCCGGTTGGTACCGGGCCAGATTCTGTCGCAGCTGGTAATGATTCCCGCATCACGGGGGCAGTGCAGAAATTACAAAACCTTGCCGATCTGCCGGATAAAGCTGTGGCGCGATCCAGTCTGGAACTGGGAAATTCAGCTACCCGCTCTGTGGGGACATCCTCCGGAACAGTCGCAGCTGGTGATGACTCCCGCATTACAGGGGCGATGCAGAAATCACAGAATCTTGCCGATTTGCCGAATAAAGCGACATCGCGATCTAATTTGGGGCTGGGGGCGATGGCAACTAAAGACAACCCTCCATTTATAAATGAGGTTGGAGCGTATACCCTGGCCTGGTATGACGGGTCTGTAGAGTATAACTCTACGGTTAATGGCTCTGCGTTATACCCAGCCACTGCTGATGGAAATCACTCCTCGAGTGCACTCAATGGTACATGGCGCTGCATGGGGCGAACAGAAACAATTAATGATCAGCACAGAGTAACTCTATGGCAAAAAATCAGCTGATCCCCGCTCAGTGCCTCGACAACCGCTGAATTATTTCTGAGGTAATATCAATATGTCGTTTTATTTAACGGGCAATCCCGTCCCGTCAGCAAGCATGCCTGACGTTCATGATAATGCGCAGAATCTGGACTTTGCCCTGAATGAGATAACATCTACATTCTGGACCGATCGTCTGGGGCGTCGGCGAATGTCATGGTTCGGAATAGAGTCAGCGTTCACGATGAAGCTCACGGACTTTGAGTCCCGATTTGATTTCCGCCTTGCTGAACAAGAATCAGTTTTTGCTGAATCGCTGGTGGATAAGGAAAATCGATTTCAGCAGTTTCTTGGTGACTCTGGCTATGTCTTCCTCGGTGACTATGAAGACGGCCCATTTCAGTTCAGCGCCCGCAATCAATATATTCGCTTTCAGAACCAGTTTTATCGACTAAACAAATCAACCGATACAGGTTTTACTACCACTGGCACCGATGAAACAAGCTTTGCTAACGATGTAACTCACCTGGTTCTGATGGATGGGGACACGCTTCGCCAAAACCTGGGTTCAGGCGAAATCCCGGGTACGTCTCTTGTACGCGGTTCTGACGGAGCAAGCCTTGATCAAGCTATTAAGTTTGTCACACCACTCCTGAAGCCCGGCGTTGAAAATGCTGAATTTAATTATTCAATTCTTCAGGCCGCTGCGGATAAAAATAAACAGCTTAGTTTGCCTGCCGGGGACTTTTATATTTCCCGGGCATTTGAAGCCGGTAAAGGGCAGGTAATCAGGGGACAGGGGAGTCCAAACTTTTCCCCGAATTGCTATACGCGTCTCATATGCATGACTGAAGGAGGTGGTTGCATCTGGTATACGCGTGATTCATCCACGGGTCAGGTGCGGATGCCGCAGATTTACGACATGGGCCTGACCGGTGATTATCCTGTCAGGTTTAATAACGAGCAAACAGCGATAATTAAAGACGATATATCGCTGTCAAATGTTCCGTTTGGTATGGTACCAGTCGTCAGGCGCTGCGCTATAAACCCGAGAGTTAATGGCACCGGAATTGGTATCTCATGGTCAAAGATGTTCGATGGCAGTATCAGCCTTTGTGAGATAGCAAACTTTGATATCGATGTACTGCTGAACGGGTGCGACCTGAACAGGGTGTCCATGAATCGCATCCGGAATGCCTGGCGCTATATGATTCTTGAATTAAGCGCCAGTACCTTCGGGTCTCAGAATGAAATACACCACAACGATATTTTGCATGCTGGATCGCCAAACTGCATCATGGTTAAGACCACGGCCCGTCACGCCCGTATTTATGATAACTACCTGGAGCAGGCCACAGGGACAGACAGGGAAGCACTCATAGGGTTTATTGATGCGACAGCCGTTGATGCGCCTGCTTACGCGGGAAACGTATCAGCCGGTCGTTACTCGACTATTATCAGGGATAACCGGATAGATGGTTTTTCAAAAGCAAAAAACTTTGTTTATAAATATCAGCCGAAAGGTCAGACATACGGAGAAATCGTTGATGTCTCAACAGTGGGTTCTAATGTCGGCCTGGGCTCAAATGCCCTGACACTGGTTGATGAGACTGGCGCGACGGTGGACAGTGTTCCGCTTCTGTATAATCAGCAGCAACCGTGCTCCTTTGTATTCAAGGGTCCTCGTTTCGGGAAATGGAATGGCTACACATCTGAGGGGCAGTTCGCTGATGTTATAAATGGCCTGAATGTCGGTGCGTTCGGTACATCCCTCTACGGCAACCTGCTGTCTAATTATCTGCGTGCCCGCGGTAATGAAATGGTGCTGATGGCGGGTTTCGCCAGCACCGGCATTTTTAGCTATGCTGCATCATCGGGACTGTTTGAACCGGAGAAATCATACATCATCGAGGTGGAGGCATACTGCGCCAGCGGTACTGAAGACTTCACTTTCGGCGGTATTGTTTCCGGAACAGGTAAAGTCTCGACAACTTTCACGCTGTCAACGACACCCAGAAAAATGCGGCTGGAGTTCGTGACAGGAATTGCTGGCTCCTCGAACGGTATTTACTTCTCACGCTCAAATAACGGCGCGGATATTGTGATTAAGCGCGTCCGCTTCCTGAAGAAATACCTTCATGAAAATGCCATGTCTGCAAGTTCATCAAAAACATTACAGATAACCACTCAGTCCGGTGAGATTCATATATCTGCTAATGGCGGAAACCAGTTCCCGGCTTACAAGATATTGAAATTTATTAATGGCGCATTGGTAGAGATATTTTCTCAAGCGTCAAGTTCTGCAGTTATTGATATTTCATGGTCGTACGCATCAGGGGCACTCACCGTCAATGTCACCGGCACAGGTGGTTCTAAACAATTGGCGATAAGCCAGACCAACCAGCAAGCGTAAACAGGAGATAATTATGTCGTTCACAGTAACAAAAGAAGTCAAAGAACTGGTTTCGTATCCTGAGCTGGGGGCGTTATGCCAGCTGGTTACGGTCAGCAAAGAGGTAACCTATGCCGCAAAGCGCCTGGTAAGCCTGTCAGATGCAGGAGCGCAGGTACTGTTCGATGTGTATGTGGGTGATTCAGTAACGCCGGGGGTGTATTACCACATGTTCAGCTACTCCGGGGCAGGAAACCCGCTGGATGAAGCTGAAGGATCACTAAAAGAGTCGCTGGAAGCATAAGATCATCCCGCCATTACAGGCGGGAAATATCATTCAATTGTTAAGCAATGAACGGCACACTGCGGCTATCACTTAAATTGATAGCCGCACCTCTCTTGATCTTCCCTTCAAACAAAACTACTGTATTAATAAACAGTGTTTATGGGAGGGCAGATCATGCTTCGACAGTCAGACATTAACAACGCCTTTCGTGAGTCGGTACTCCGGAATTCTAAAGGCTATCAGTACCTACACACGCGAGACTTCATCTCTTCTTTGATGCAGCGGGGCATTCACTTATCAGAGTCAGAAGCTAACCGCTGGATAGAGCGCTATCAGTCGTGCTTTGCTGAAAAAACCCCGGAGCATACAGAAAACAGGCTATGGATTCTCCGCAACATGGGGAGGGTGATGTGATGGGTCCATTTCCATCGCCGGCATCTGATTACATCGAGTCCGCGTTGACGGTAACCGCTGCGTGTGACATCGGTGCTAACTCGCAGGTTATCCATACTGACCGCGGCTATGTTGTTCTGGACTTATCGCTGAAGGTAAAGCAGGGGAGTATTCTGCTTATCCGCTCTGCTGGCGAACTGCAGTTTGCAAAATTGATGGGGCAGTTGTTCATCACAGTTGAAGGAGAGAGCATCGAAGGTGAGGCGCTGGAAGACGTGGAAGTACTCGGAGTCGCAACCCATGCGATTAACGATTTGAGGCAAGATGCAAGTTCTGTTTAGATGCGCCCCGCCAGACAGCCGCACGTCGAGTCTATCTGTTTAAGGGGCTGGTGCTTTACTTAATACCTTTATCTTTCTGTAATTTGTCAAATTTATCGTGAAGCATTTTTGGAAATAGCTCAGTGTAAACCTGCCACAAGATATTCAGCGACCGATGGCCGGTGACCTGCGCTACCTCCTCAATGCTGAACCCCGCCTCAAACAGACGGCTTGCCCCCTCGCGGCGTAGGTCGTGATATCTCAGATCCTTAATCCCCAGCTCATCGCGTACGCGCCGATACATAGCAGTTATGCTTTTCGGGTTGAATGGAAACACCCGATCGTCAATATGAGGTTGCATCTTCAGTATTCGCCAGGCATCACCAAGTAAAGGGACGGACATGTGGTTTCCTGATTTTTTCCTGGGATCCTTGCGGTCTCTTACAATAACGGAGTGTTGTTCTTCATCCACGTCACTCCACTGAATACGGCAAACTTCACCTATACGCATGCACGTCAGGATTGAAAACATAAATATCTGATGAAGCGGGGCGCCTGTGTAGGCGGTTTCCGCTTTTATTTTTAGTACGTCATATAACTTTTCAACTTCTGATGATTCTGGCCGCCGGCTTCGTCTCTGTGAAGGTGAGGAGAGCCCCATATTTCTTATCCATACCTTTGCATCAGCCAGTTCATTCAAGTCAGTCGTGACACCAAATAACGGACGCGCAGACTGTAAAACCACACTTAGGTAGGAGACATCCTGAGAAATGGTTGAGGGGGACAGGCCCTGCATTTTCCGCATCTGGCAGTGCTCGATAATGTCTTTAGACTTTAAATCGGATATTTTCAACTCCGCGATCGGGGAGCGGGATAGGACGCGAAGGGAGCTTTTCTTTGATGAGCCGATTTTTATGTTTGGATGATTCTCATATCTGGACAGCAGGTCACCAACAGTAATGATTGTCTTATCGAGGTGCTGCCCGAACTCTCCGGGGGTGCCATGTTCCTCGATGTGCGCAACACGTTTGGCGCCCCATGATTTCGCCAGGGTATTTTTCGAGAAGGTTTTATTTTCTCGATACACATACTTTCCGTTTTTCTTAACCGCTACTGTACAGCGATAGCGGGCTGTGCCGTCGCTACGTAGTCTTTTCTCTATGGTGAAGAAGGCCAT